GCCCAGGATACACATAGTTAAATTCGTAAAGGGTTTTCATTTGGTCCCACACATAGACACGTTATCATCAGAAATAAATCATATTGCATCAGTTTACTACATTAATGATGACTACGCTGGTGGAGAAATCTATTTCCCAGATCATGGGTTAGAGATTAAGCCAAAGCCTAACAGTTTAATTATTTTCCCTGGTAATGAAAATTATTTGCATGGAGTCCGTGAAATCATTGATAATGACAGGTATAGTTCTGCTATGTGGTTTCAGTTCACTGGTTCTACTTTTAACAAACAGGGAGAATGGTATAATAAGATATGACAAATTTTAATTTAGGAAATTCTATAGAAAATATACAGATCACAGAAAATGTTTTGTCTGCTGACGAGCACAGGCAACTCCTCAACTACGCAGAAAGTGTTGACTCTTGGCACACCCAGCCTTGGGGTGTCAAGGTTGTAATGCCAGGTAACATATCAAAAGAAATTAGCAACATTTTAGATAAAATTTTTATGACTGCATATCAAAAATGTTTAAATTTTTACAATGCAGATCTGTATCCTTTCACTAACAGAAGCACTCCCTTAATTAGGTTTGAAAAAGGATACAAGATGCATGAGCATGCAGATACTGCAGGAGACTTTGCGGTAATATACTACATAAATGATGACTATGAAGGCGGAGAAATTAACTTTATGGATCATAATCTAAAGATTAAGCCAAAGGCTAATAGTTTTGTTATGTTTCCAAGCAATGCAGATTATTGGCACGAGGTACTTGAAAATACAGTCAAAGAAAGATACTCTGCTACACAATGGTTTAAGTTTGCTGGATCTAGTATTGAAAGGCCAGAGTTGGGATTAACTAGATGATAATTTTTAAGTCATACAAAGATCTAGAACAAACTGCTTTTTATTATTGTCATGTGCTAGATTGTAAACTTGAAGCAGAAAAATTATATGCAACTGAAACACAAATTAGAGACGTATGTTTAGACCATCATAAAGAGTTAACAGAAAAAGATTATAGATGAAAGATATTATCTTATCAATACTAACAGGTTTTGGATGTGGCGTAGTTTTCGCAGCATTCAAATTGCCAGTACCAGCACCACCAGTTTTTGCGGGAGTCGCAGGAATTATTGGTTTATGGATTGGCTTTACAGTACTAACAAAATTCATATCCTAGGAGGAATAAAATGAATGAACAAATTAAGGCAGCACTAGCGTCTTATGGAAGATCAGTTCTTGGAGCAGCAACAGCAATGTATGCTTCTGGAATTACAGATCCCAAGACACTAGCATACTCACTACTTGGAGCACTTGTGCCAGTAGTATTAAGAGCAGCAAATCCATCTGATCCAGCGTTCGGTAGAATGCCATCAGTAGAAGATGTAGATGTTGCAGTTAAGAATGCAAAGGTAGTTAAAAAGACTGCCAAGAAGGCTTCAGCAAAGAAGTCATCAGGTGGAGGAAGTGACCATCAAGTAAAGTAGTTTTACTATAGATTAGCAGGCTTGTTATTTAGCAGGCCTGCTTTTCTATTTGGTTATGAATTTCTTTTAATATATATATCATGAAAACAAAGATCATGTAAAACTAAAGCATCAACAGACCAGTTTTTGTTAAAGTATAAAAATTCATTAACACTCTGATATATACCTACATGTCCTTCATACATTAGACTGTCATAATTTGTATAAGAAGTTAAACCTATAATGCCGTTAATGTTGGTTAGTTTTGCTGAATCTGATATAAGTTTTCTTGTCATGAGTCTCTCTCTTCCGATATCTAAAAGAATGAGATCGTAACTTTTAGTTAAAAGCGGCAGCATATATCTTCCATCACCCTTTATTGTATTTACATTTGGGTACTGAGAAAATTTATTTTTTATATGTTCTTCGTGTGTTATTGATTCATCTTCTGGACCACTGCCACCTGGATGTAAAACTCCAGGAGCATTATTATACCAATCCAAAAGATCTGCACTTATAGCATTTGTTTCACTTATAAAAATGTTAGCAGAATTACCCCAGCCAACGCCTACCTCTAAATATGTTATATTTTTATTTAAAGTTTTTGCGTATTCTTCTTTTGATGTAAATATTCTTGCACCATTTAATTGATTTTGTGATATGTGTCTTGCTAATTCAATCTCATGGTATTCATATTCTTTTTCTTGGTCGTACTCCAGTGGGAATCTTATTGACTTATTGCTATTCATATTTTAATTATATCATATGGATAAATATGCTATAATTTAAGAATGACGACAATCACAAGAAATGATATAGCCTTAGCAACAGAAGAAAAAAAGATTCACGTATCAAGAAATTTTCTAATCAACACACCTTCTTGGTCAGACATAGGGGACATATACGACTTAGACAAAAAAATAGTTTACATGTCTTTTGGGTCATTTCAGGCACAAGAAAAAGAGATTATATTTGATTACTATAAAGATGCACTAGAAAGCATCAATAAGGTGTATAAGGGATACCCTCTTTTTGGAATGATCATAGTGCATTTTATAAATAAAAATAACAATATTATTAGTGATCCAGACTGTTTGAGTTTATTTAATAGGTTTTGTGAAAACAACCCTAAAAAAATTCCAGACAATATTATTATTAAAAATCATGGTATAGATGGGGTTTTTTGGAATCCTAAAGTGCATTTTGACAGAGAAAATAGGTTCTTTGTTCAAGGTGGAGGTCAAAGTCTTTGGAGGCTTTTTGATGATTCAGAAAATTTGATTGATGCAATTATTTTAAACCCAGGAGACTTAGCCTTTATTCCAAAAGGAGTACGACACAGTGTTGAGTCTGTAGGCCCAAGACACTCAATAAGTATAGCCTTTTCTGATGAGCCTGTGCTATAATATTAATACCTGCCCAAATGGGGGGGTAAATTAACTTATTCGCTTGAAAGGGGAATAACATGGTAAAAACAGCACTGGATCTTTTTAATGATCCAATTTTCAACGCCTTCTCAAATTTTCAGAAGGTAACAACAACAACAAACTATCCACCTTATAATCAGGTCAAACTAAATGATAAAGAATATATTCTTTCATTTGCATTGGCTGGATTTTCTAAGGATGATGTCTCAGTATCGCTTGACAATCGCAAACTTACAATTAAAGGCGAGAAGAAGGATTCTGAGTTGCCAGAGGGTGCAGAGTATCTACATAAGGGCATTGCTGCTCGTAAGTTCACTGATATCTTTACCCTTCCTGAGTTTGTCGAAGTTGTTGGGGCTGAATTTAAGGACGGTATCCTAGATATCAGACTTGAAAAGCAGATCCCAGAAGATAAACTACCAAAAACTATCGAAATTCAATAGTATAATAGATAGTATTCCGTCATGATACATGCAGTTGCTTATAGCAACCTTATTGCTGAGTACGGAGGACCAAGGTCATTCCTTGGGAGACCTGAGCAAGTCTATAAACTGCTCCATTGTTATGTTACAATATAGTTGTCCCCATACAGGACCTTAGAGATGGCTTAGTTACCCATTGATATATACCGTGGCCTTCGTGCCTGAATTACCTGTGTGGGGCCCTAATATTTCAAGGTATAATAGAAGCAATGACTGACAAGGAGTTAGACACCTATAACAAGCAGCAGTATAAGAAGATGCTTGCCAAGATAAAAGAGGATTCTGGCTGTGTAGACTGTGGTGTCGGTAACCATATAATCCTAGACTTTGATCACATAAGAGATAAGAAATATAATGTATCAAGGATGATTCATGATGGTTTTTCCTGGAGGGCTATCAAGAAAGAAATTGAAAAATGTGAAGTGGTTTGTGCTAACTGCCACAGGATTAGGACTCACAATCGTTTGAATGGCTGACTATGTGCTATAATTTTATATGACCTTAATGACAAAAGAAGACCTAATGTTAGCCACAAAGCAAAGAAGACTGCATGTTGTAAAAAATTTCTACAAGGACTTCCCTTCCTGGGAAGAAATAAATAATTTCTATGATCGTGCAAAAGAAACTGAAACCATAGTCTACAATTCCTTTGGTACGATGGTTATTGAAAACGATGCAAGGGTTTTAGAGTATTACAAAAAAGCAGTCTCAGATATTTCTTTATCCCATAAGGGGCATGTGCTTTTTTCAATGATGATTATTCATTTTATAAACAGAAACAATAATGCAATGACAGACAATAATCTGTCTAGCCTTTTTTCAAAATTTAATACAGACAACCCTAAAAAGACTCCACAAGAACTTACAATACACGATAATGGAGTAGATGGATGGGGTACTGAGTTTTGGGATCCAGCAGTTCACTCAGACCAACAAGACAGATTATTTATTCAGGGTAGTGGGCAAAGTTTATGGAAGGTTTTTCACGACAATGAAAAAATAAACTATGAAGTATTGTTAAGTGAAGGAGATGCAGCGTATATCCCAAAGGGCGTAGTCCATAGCGTTGAGTCAATGTGCCCAAGGCATTCGGCAAGTATAGCCTTTTCAGATGATCCAGACATTGCTCAGTCCTAGTTTAAGACATGATATAATAAGTTTATGCCATATAAAGTAGGTGCTAAAGGGTCTTCTGGTTGTTCTGGATACCCTGCCGTAAAAGACACAGGAGAGGTTATGGGCTGCCATAAGACTCGTCGTGAGGCTGCAGCACAGATCTACGCTATAAACCGTTCTGAGGGCAATATAGGTAAGTCTATGGTCAAAGAAGGCGACATGGTAATGGCCCCACATGAAGAAGAAATGTATGTTGGTCGTGTAGTTCATGTTATGAACGAAGGTATGTTAGGAACACCAGGATCTGAATATGCAATTGAGGCAAGCCCTACAGAGCCAGCAATACTAATACAATTATTTGAAATAGAAGAAGGCGGTCTTGAAGAGACTGAGTATTTTGTTGGAGCAAAGGCATCGGAGGTTATGGTTATGCCATCATTAGAAGAAAATGTAGGGATGGATAAAGCATACGAAGGATGCGGATGTCCAATGTGTAAAGAATTAGATGTAACATGTGAGCAATGTCCACAATGCCAATCTGGAGAAATGAAATCAGATTGTTGTGCTAATGTAGTTAAGCAAGCACCATGTTGGGATGGATATGTACAAAGGGGAATGAAGCCAGGAGAAAATGGTAAACCAGTTCCTAATTGTGTTCCAGCAGAAAAGGCTGATGATCTTTGGGAAGACTCCGATGATGTTGTTTACGAAACAGATTCAGTATCAAAGGCTGAAGGGTACTCACCACCAGCAGGAGCAAGATCTGCTGCTCGTAGAGCAATTAAATTTAAGGAAGATGGCAAGGCTAATGGTGCAGGAACTGCAGTTGGTTGGACTCGTGCAGGGCAGTTAGCAAGGGGAGAAACTTTATCTCTTAGTACTGTTAAAAGAATGTACTCATACTTCTCACGTCATGAAGTAGACAAAAAGGGTAAGGATTGGGGCAACTCAGCAAATCCATCTAACGGATATATTATGTGGTTAGCATGGGGCGGAGATGCAGGCTTCTCATGGTCAAGGGGAATTGTTAATCGTGAAAAAGATAAAGCATTGTTTGCTGACTTTGGTAAAGATCATACCAAGGTACAAAGAGAAACACACACAATCTAATGGGAAACAGAAAAGCATCGGGTAAATTTAGGACAAAACATCCATTTAATCCTGTTCAGATTAAGGATGGAATGATTGTTCGTTTAAGAAAAGACGGTACAGTTAAAGCAGTCCTTGGTAAATACGGAGAGTATAAGAAGAATAAAGGCTAATTGGTTTTATTAAATAAGGCTATTAATTCAGCAGTGTATTTTTCATAATCCATTTCAACAATTAAGTTACCATCTATCAGTTTATGAATCTTGATATCTTTTCCTATTTCAAAAAGAATATCTTTTATTTCTTTTTCTAGATCCATGAATCAATTATAGCACCCCTGGCAAGAATCGAACTTGCGACAAACGGATTAGAAGTCCGCTACTCTTCCGCTGAGTTACAGAGGTATTGTATCTCCAACGGAATTCGAATCCGTGTTGCTGCCGTGAAAGGGCAGAGTCCTAGGCCACTAGACGATGGAGACAAAGTAGAGCAGGTAGGACTTGAACCTACGATAACCGAATTATGAGTTCGGGGCCTTGACCAACTTGGCTACTGCTCCCCGCATTTTATTTTGATGTTAATCTTAAACCAGAAGAAACAATCTCTTGTCTTTTGGCAATTAGTTGACGTTCGTGTTTTGATAAGTATGGCTTATCTTTTATTCTTTTTTTATTTTTGGTATA